TAATCTTCAACATAAATTGAAGTTCCTTCAAAATTTGTATCTGTTTCATTAAAAGAAACAATCATTTGTTCTAAAATTTGATCATCAGAATCTAAAACTACGATAGCAAATTGATCAGTAGTTTCTGGACCAAATTCAAATTCATCGGCAAATTTAGTTGTTCCAACAATATTAGCTGAAGCAAATTCAGCATAATTTGCTATTGCTACTTTATATGTATTTCCTTTGATACCAGGATATTTTGCGACTAATAATAATTTTTGATCTTCATCGGCCGCTGTATAAGTATAAACATCCGCTGCATCACTATTTGGAATATATACTGGTTTTGTTGCTGGCACACCAGCACCTGTAGTATCTTCACATTCCAATCCAGCATTAAGAGCTGAGCTATCATCAACTGCTCTTACAATATAAAGTGTATTTCCATATTGTAAAAAATTCCAAGCTGTAAACCAATCTTGATAATTAGCATCAGTTGGATATCCAAAAATGGTTAAAAGATCTTTTTCGCTTGTTACAAGTTTTTTGTCAAATGCTGGTCCCCATTCAAATTGACCAGACATTCCAGCTATTGAAGTTGAAACTGCTGGAATAGAAGTTGTTAAATCAATTTCTTTTACATTGACAGATGGTGAAAGATTGAAGCCCATCATATTCTCCTTTAATCTATATTGTTAATTTTCTTCAAATAATTAATATAATTATTTATCTTTTAAAAAAAATATTCTAATGGTATTGAATTATCTTCTTTTTTCATTGAATCTGGAAAAAAGCCTACTGGTAATAAATTATTTTCTATTTCCTCCATTGCTTTAGAATAAATTTTTCCCAAAATATTTTCTTGTTCTAACCAAATATCAACTAATTGTTCATTTGACATAAAATATGAAAATAAAATTAATGGAGTAATTAAATCATCATGTTTTGTTTTAGCAGCAGAAAACGTTCCATTTTTCTGCTTCTCAAAATAACTAAATTGTTCTATTGTTTCAAAATTTAATATATTTAATTTATTTAATTCTATAAATGTTTTAAGATGTGAACAACCTAATCGTTTTGAACCTCTAGTCATCCTAATTCCAAATTTTTTATTATAAAAAAATAAATTTTCATATTCATAATCATAATTCAAAGAATTTAAAACTGATTCACCAATAGAATTATTTTCAACAATTACTAATGAATTATTATAAGCTTTTCCTATATTATTTATCACATTAGAAAATAAATTAGTTTTAATCAAATTATCATTAAATACTGCTACTTGCTTCCATGGAATCGTTGTGACATCAATAATTTGAATTGTAGAATAATCACCACCAACACCTTCAGCTACATCACAAACAGAAATATAACTATGATTTTTAATTGGATTTTCATAAATTTTTAAGTTATCATTATTTATTGAAATTGGGTCTTCAAATACCATATTTCTTATTGTATTTACATCAATTAAAGTATTAGATGATCCTAAAAATTCAGATTCAAATTCTTGTCGGAATCTTTCAATTCCTATTTCAGAAATCATTTTTTCACGCCAAGCTTCATCTCGACCAGGAACTTCATTCCATTTTATACTAAAATATTTATAACCATTTATTCCTTTTTCTGCTTCAATCCAAAATTTATAAAAGTGATTTAATCCCCAAGGAGTAGAAACCATTAAAATTTTAGCTTCTTTTGATGTTGAAATAGTTGGATAAACAGATTGAATGAAGTCTTCAAAAACACCATGATGAATAAATGCAAATTCATCAAGTGCTAAAAAATTTATTGCCATACCACGAATGGCTGATGAACTTGTTGCTGCTGTAACTATTCTAGAACCATTATCAAATTCAACAGTTCCTTTATTCCATTCAACAACTCCAGGTTTTAACCATTTTGGAAGATTTTCAAACATTATTTTTATTCTATATAATATTTCTCTAGCTGTCTTATCTTTATTACCTAAAATTGCTGCAGTTTTATTTTCATTGAATATTATATAATGACACATATAAGCTGCAAAAGATGCAGTCTTTCCTGATTGTCTTCCAAGTTTTGCTATAATTCTTTTATTATTATGTATTAAATTAATAAATTTAGTTTGATAATCATATAAATCAAATTTAATTAATCCATCATCCAAATTTACAATATAAATATAATTTTTTATAAAATAAATTGGATCAAATTTACAACGAATTATTTCTCTAATTTGTTCTTTAGTATAATTTTCTTTGAAACCTTTAGGGTTTAGATTTATATTACCTTGATAAGATACTTTATTCATAAAAATTCTCCATAGTCTATAAATTTTAAAAAAAATCGTTTAATCGTCATTTTCTGTTTTTTCATTAATAAAATTTAATACTTACAATACGCTTTTTTCAAAAACAAGGTGTATGTTAAAAATAAGTAAAATTTTATTTATTTGATTTTTTTATAAAACTTTAATAATTTCATTAACTTACATAAATAAAAATTGGGATTTTCCCTCACAAAGAAAATCCCAACGAGGAGGACACATATTTCATCTTCAATAACTCTTTAAAATCCATCGTTAAATGGATCAGTTTCATTAAATTCTAATATATCTGTAAAAGTTTGAATTGAATCATCTTTAGCTGATATTTTATCTTCTAATATATCAATATTAATATCACCTGTATCAAGAATTTCTCCTGAATAATTCCATTTTTTAGCTGAAAAAGTAAATAAAGTTTGTCCTCCAGCTAAATAAAATATTTCTTCATCTTCTACAAATGATATTTCAAAAATCACTTTATTAAATTTAAATTGAATTAAATCTCCAATCTCTGGTAATTCACCACCTAATAATTCAATCATATAATTTTGTTGAATTTTTAATTTTAATGTATCATCAATTTCTAAACCAAATTTAGAAAAGAAATCTTGTTGACCACCAAAAGCTGTATAATCATCTAATAACATCTTACATTCAATTTTTTCATCAAATGTTGATAAATCATCTTCACCAAATAAATCATCTTGAGCTATAGATGTTCTTGGTAAATAAATTACAGGAATACCATATTGTTCAATATATTCTAAAGTATTATCATTATATAAAGCATATTCATTTGAAGAATTTTCTTCAAAAAAATTAAAATAACCCATCATTTTATCCTATTAAATAAATCTTCATAAATTTTTATTTTAACCCCACATAAAGTCAATTGGTTCTTGATAACGATTATATAATTCTTCTTCTAATAATTCTTTTTCTGTTTTACCTTCTTCTAAAATAGATCCATAATTTAATGAAACTCCACCTGGTAAAGTGGCTCCTTCATATTTTCCAATATTACCAGCCCAGATAATTTTACTTAAAGCTGCAGCGTATTTTTTTACCCAAAGATTTTCATATAATAATGTTTCATCTACTGGTGAAGAATATACTTGTAGAGCAACTTTTTCATCTGAAGTTATTTTAAAAAATTTAATTAAATGAGTTGTTGAATTAAAATCAAATGATTTTTGTCTTTTAAGATAATTTTCGGTATTTGAAATATTTTGATAAAACATTTCCAAATCTAAAACACTAGAAGAATAAGTCGGAGTCATATTATTAATTAAATAAGGATTAATTAATAAAGGTTCATCAGTAATTAAAGAATCAGTAATTGATAAAACTCGTAAAACTGTTTTTATATTAATAGGTAAATTATATTCTAAAGTATCTTTTATTAAATTTAAAAAAACAAAACCTTCATCTAAACCATCATAATGAACTTCAACAAATTTATCAATCGTATCTTGGATTGCGATATCTAACTGTTCATCAGCAATTTCAATATTAATAACTGGTGATCCTAGACGTTGCATTATATGCTGTTTGAATTCTACTTTTGTCATACTAATTTTACCTTAAAAGAAGGCATCCATTGTATTCCAGCAGGTGCCGTAGGTTTATATATTGTAACTGATGCGTCATATGTGCCTTCTTGTAAATCTGGAACATTTAAAATTTTAATTGTAATAGTTCCATTATTAGCTGACCAATCAAAAGCATCAGTTATTATATCTGAATCAATAACAACTTCACCCAATTCCATCACAACTCTTGTGACAGTTGATAAATCCGCCGGGGCAAAAACCCCGGTAGAATTATCACTTAATTTTATTTTTTGAACATTTTCTTTACCAATTGCAAATGTTAAAGTCATTTAATTTAACCTATTAATTTAGTGATGTTACAAATTGTCCAGCTAAAAATTTAACATCATCATTTAATCCTACAGCTTGATCGACTACATTCGTATTATCATACATCAACATATTACCGGCATTTAAATCATCACATAATGCTGTTGCAACAATAGTTCCCCAAGAACCAGAAGGTGTATTAAATTGAATGTTTGTATTATTATTCAATGTTCCAGTTGTTGCAGTTGACCAATCTGAAAAAGCTTTTCTAGCATAGTTATTTCCAGCAGGATCTGAAACTGTTGATCCTGTATCTGAATCTGAAACAGTAGCGGTAACCAATGCAACATAAATTGATGGTTGTGCATAAGATGTATTTTTGAACATAAATTCTAATAATGCATTTGCTAAATAATCTGACATTCCTGTTCCAGAACCAGCATTTACACTAATAACAACTTCACCAGATGCAATTGATGGGGTACTATTAACAACGACATTAATATCATTATTTAATGAACCATAAGCTAACATATTACCACCTGAAGAAGCATCAAATATAGCATAATAACCATATGTTTCATCTCCAGAAGTAGATTTTGGAAAAGTAACTGTTCCAGATTGTGTTATTGCTCTTGATGCTGCTGCGCCAAATGTAATAGCTTTTCTTGTATAAGAACCATACGTTGCTTCAGTCCATCCTGAAGCATCTTCACCAGCATCTGTAGAACTTAATGCAACATAAACAGTAGAAACTTGTGAATAAGAAGTATTCCCAAAAATATGATTTAAGATTGCATTTTCTGCATAATTTGTTAAACTCATTTTTTACCTCATTTTTGAATATTGATTACTATTAGTGGGAAATCTTTTTCCTCACTTACATTTTCAATTTTTTGTTTATAATCAATTAATTTTTCTAATTTAAAATTAATACTCTCATTATTTATCAAACTAAAATATTCTTTATTTATTTTTCGTTTTTCACTAACATTTTCTAATTTTCTAAAAATAGTTTTATTTATTTTTTGTTTATCAAGAACTTCATAATAATTTTTCTCTAGAGGAATTCTTAATAATTTTGTGAATATACTATTATTATTTATATGTCTGAAAATTGAAACATTTTCAATTTTTGAAAAATCAGAAATATTTTTAATTCTTGTTTTAAGTATTTCACCTAAATAATCCCATAATAAAATAATATCATTATTAATAAATTCTAATTCATTAATATTAGATAAAAATTCTCTATAACAAAAAATATCAATATTTGAAAAATCAAAATTAACATTAATACTATTTTCAAATGTTTTTGTAATTATCGCATTGATTACATCAATGACAATATTATTATTTATATTATTTAGTAATTCAGAAATTTTAAATATTTGAATATCTGAAATATTTAAACTATTTAATTTATTAAATTCTAATAATCTTTCAATCGAAATAACAATATTATCATTAATATTAAATTCAATATCATTAACACTATTAAATTCTCTATCTATATTAATTAATAATGATGATACATTAATATTATTATTAATATTTGAATTTATTGCCCAATAATTATATAAATTAAAAGTATTTAAATTAAATTGTAATTCTAATTGACTTAATAAATTTCTTTCAATTGAAACAATAATAATATTATTATTATTAAATTCATTTTCAATATTAGAAATTATTTCTCTATCAACAGTAATATCAACATTTGTAATATCTAAAATTGAAGTTGCTTCACAAGAAAATTTATGAAGATTTTTAACTTCAATATCTTTTGAAGTAACAATATTATCTATTGTTGAAATTAATAATCTTTCATTTGAAACAATACTATTTGAAAGACTAATTATATTTTCAACTTCAAATTTTCTTCTACTATGTTTTATTTCCCGTAAAACAACTGCTGCTGCATCTGAAGTAACAAAATATCCTAATGCTGGTTGAAGAAGAAGTTCTCTATTATTAAGATATCTTATAACAAATGCATCAACAATATTTGTTTCTGTATTGATTTGAATATTTGCATTGAAAAATCTATCAGTAACTTCAATTGCATTAACAATATTTGTTTCTGTATTGATTTGAATATTTGCATTTAATTCAATATTTCTAGAAACTATTACAATACTATTTGATAATGAAGTTTCTATTGAAATATTTGAATTAAAAAATCTTTCAGTAACTGAAATTGCTTCAATATCTGATGCATCAATATTATTTTCAATGAATGCTACAAGTGGAATACCTGTAATTTCTGATGCTTTAATATCATTAACATTAAATTCTATTTGAATATTAGAAGTTAATGCTTTTTCTTGTGCAATATAAATTTCTGAACATATAAATGAAGAATTTATTTCACAACTATAAGTTGAAGCAATATTAACATCACTACAAATAAATAATTCTTCGTGTCCTGGATAAAATACTTCATTTGGAAAAATTCTTTCACCAGGATATTTACTTTTTAATATATCTGCTTTTAAGAAAACATCTTTAACACTTTTAGCATCAATATCTGTAACTGTTATTTCATTATTAATTGTTGCTGATAATGAATTTTCTAATGAAACATCTATATTATTATTAATAACAGTATGTCTAATTGTTGAACGTAAATTTATATCAGTAACTTCAATTGCATTAATTTTAGAACAAACAAATTGATCTTGTAAACCAGGATAAAAACCATTATTAGGATAACTATTATTTGTTGGATAATCTTGTCTAAAAATATTAGCTTTAAATTGTCTAATATTTGTTAATGAAATATCAGTTATAGAATAACAATTTTCAATAAATGCTACAAGTGGAATACCTGTTATTTCAACTGCTTCAATATTTGAAAGATTTATTACTGATTGAATATTTGTATTAAAATCAGTAATAAAATAAAATTCAATATTTGAATTTATAAAATTAGTAAGAATATTAGTTCTTAAACTTGTTTCTGTGACTTCTTGAACATCTAAATTAGAAGTTATAAAATCATTGACAATATTTGAAATAAAATAATAATTATTTCTACAAAGTACTAGTGATATATCAAAATCATTTTTGATATCAGCAATTAATGGAATTATATTTTCAGCTATTGGAACTGATAATTTAACTGTATGTCTGATTATTGAACGTAAAGTTCTTTCAGTAGATTCAATTGCTTTAGCTGATGAACAAACAAATTGATCTCTTAAACCAGGATAAAAATCATTATTAGGTAAATTTGATACTTTTGGATAAGTTTGTTTATGAATATCAGCAGCTAATAATCTTTCAACTGAAATACTAATTTCAGAATTATCAATAGTATTTTCAATAAATGAATTAAATAATATTCCTTGTTCTACTTCTACTTTTATTTCATTATTATCAATAACACTTTCAATATTTGCTTCATAATAAAAATGTTTAATTAAATCAATATTAGAACAAGTTGTATTAATATCTAAATTAGTTCTAAAGGCTGAAATACCAACTATTTGTGGTTCAACGTCTGAAGTTTGTGTATTAACAGGAATATTTGCAGTAAAGAATCTATCAGTAACTTCTTTTGCGTTAATTGTTGAAACAAATAAATTACTTGGAATATTAGCAGTAAATTCTCTTTCAACTTTAAAATTTATTATTGAATTATAAACAGTATGTCTAATTATTGAAATAATTTCATGATCAATATCAACAAACATATCAATTTTAGATGTTATGTATTGATCAGCAATTCCTGGATAAATTAAATTTCCTGGATAATAATCATTTTCTGGATATACTTGTTTAAAAATATCAGCTACAAAAGGAATAACTTTATAACAAATTACATTTGTGATTTCTGTAGTAACAGGAATATTTGTAACTAATTCAATTTTATGAAATGAAGTTGCTATCGCATCTGATAAACTAAAATCTAAAGAAATATCAGAAACTATTTCAATTGCTCCAGCTCCAGTAACATCAATATCTGTAATTTCTGTATTAACAGGAATATTTGCAATTAAATCTTTATGAATTATTGCATCAATATCTGTAATTTCTGTATTAACAGGAATATTTGCAACTAAATCTCTAGAAATTATTCGTTCAACATCAATATCTGTAATTTCTGTATTAACAGGAATATTTGTAATTAAATCTCTTTCATTATCAACAGTAATTAATTCTATATCAGAAATTATTGAAATGTTTGCTGATAAACCAATTCCTGTAATTTCAAAAACAGTAATATCTGAACAAACAAATTGATCTGGAAAACCAGGATAAAATGTATCTGAAGGATATATTATTGTTCCAGGATATAATTGTTTAAAAATATTTGATCTAAATTCACGTTTGACAGCAAATATTGTATCTGATAAATTAAAATTATTATTAATTGAAGATGAAAATTCTCTAGCTACTGAACAATCTAAATCTCCTAAATAAAATGTTCCAAGAGAATTAGCTGTAAAAGTCAATGATGTAGTTTCTGTAGCTTCGATTTCTGAAACATCAAATTCAATACTAATATCAGTTTCTAATTCTCTATCAACTTCAATATCAACATTAGAAGTTTTTGAAGTATGAATAACTTCTGAACTTAATGGTCTATCAGTAACTTCTATAGCATTAATATCTGAAGTTTGTGTAGTAAATGAAATATTTGTTGATAAATTATGTTCAACATTAGAAATAGGATTATTTAAACTAAATTCTAGTTGTATATTTGCATTTAATGTTTTTTCAGTAACTTCAATAGCATCAATTTTAGATAATACAAATTGATCTGAAATACCAGGATAAAAAGTTATTCCAGGATAACTACTATCATTTGGAAAAAGTTGTCTAAATATATCTGCTCTGAAATCACGTTCATTATAAAAAATTGCGTTTGATAGTGAAAAATTACATAAATTATTTTCACTTAAATCACGTTCGACACTAGAAATAAAATTATTTAAATTAAATTCTGATTGAATATTTGCACTAAATTCTCTATCATTATCAACTATTGGATTGGCTAAAGAAAATACAATAGGAATATTAGAGGTAATATCTCTTTGAAATAAAATTTCATCAATATTTGAAGTTTGTGTAGTAAATGAAATATTTGCTTCAAATTCATGATTTAAACCTAAATAAAAATTTTCAACATTAAAATCAATTGAAATTTGTGCAGTAAGACTAATTCCAGTAGTTTCTAAAGCTGTAACATTTGAACAAACAAATTGATCAGCTATTCCAGGAAATACTTGTTCACCTGGATAATAATCATTTTCTGGATATACTTGTCTAAATATATCTGCTTTTAAATCTCTTTCAACTATTCCTTGAATATCTGTAGAATCAATATTAATAGGAATAGAAGTATTAAATTCTCTATCTATATCAACTATTGGATCAGTTAAATTAATAACATTTTGAATATTAGAACTAAATTCTCTATCTATATCAACGATTGGATCAGTTAAATTAATAACATTTTCAATTGATGTTGATAATTCTCTAATTATATCTAAATCAACATTTGTAATTTCTGTATTAACAGGAATATTTGCAACTAAATCTCTATGTACTAATGACTCAATATTTGTAATTTGAGAAGTAAATGGTTGATTAGCTAATAATTCACGGACTCCATAAAATATTGTGTCATTAGTTGAAAAAGAAATATTAATATTTGAAGATAATTCTCTGATAGTAATTTCAACAATATCAATTTTAGATAATACAAATTGATCTGAAATGCCAGGATAAACCCCATTTCCAGGATAAAATGTAGTATTTGGATATAATTGTCTAAATATATCTGCTCTGAAATTTCTTTCAATAATTAATTCAATATCAGAAATTTCAGAAATATTTATAATTGAAGCAGATAATTCTCTATCTATATCAACTATTGGATTAGTGAAATCAATATCATTAGAAATTGTAGCAGATAATTCTCTTAAAACAGTAGAGTCAACATTTGTAATTTCTGTATTAACAGGAATGTTTGATTCTAATTCTCTTAAAACAGTAGAGTCAACATTTGTAATTTCTGTATTAACAGGAATGTTTGATTCTAATTCTCTTAAAACGGTAGAGTCAATATCTGTTATAGAAGAAATAACAGGAATGTTTGATTCTAAAGATCTAACAATATAAAAAATTGAATTATTAGTTAAAGTTGAATTACTTATATTACTAGATAATTCTCTATCTATATCAACTATTGGATTAGTTAAATTAATAACATTTTGAATATTTGAAATTAAATCACGTTCAACAGTAGAATCAACATTAGTAATTTGATAAGTCGTAGATATATTATTATCTAATGATCTTACAACATGAAAAATTGCATCATTAGTTAGAGTTGAAGCACTAATATCAGCTTCAAAAGTAATAACAGTAATTTCAATAATATCAATTTTAGATAATACAAATTGATCAGATATACCAGGGTGGACACCATCTCCTGGATAAAAATTTGAGGAAGGATAGAGTTGACGATAAATATCAGCTCTTAAATCACGTTCATTATAAAAAATTGCATCTGAAATTGATAGATTAACTGATAAAGTAGCTAATAAATCTCTTTCAGCTTTAACATTAATATCATTTGTTTGAGAAATTAAACTTATATTTGTTGATAATTCTCTTACTGATGACAAATCAATAACTGAATTAGAATATACAATTGAAATTGAAGATACTAAATCTCTTTGAACTTTAGAATCAATATCAGTTAATGAAGAAACAAATGGTAAATTTGTTTCTAAATCTCTTTGAACTTTAGAATCAATATCAGTTAATGAAGAAACAAATGGTAAATTTGAACTTAATTCACGTTCAGCTTTTATATTAATAATATTTAAAGAATCTGGTAATCTATTTGATGAATGAAATTTATTAGATATTATATTATCAGTAGGACAAATATTTGAATAATAAAGCTCGTCGAAAAGAAGGGAGTTTCCATAAGATTTACGACGTGCCATTTCTAACTTACCATCACCAGCATAAGTGAAATAATTATCTCCCAAAGATGAGCCGTCGAATTCCAATACACCATTAACATACATTTTAGGATTACCGCCATTTTTCCAGGTAATATCTATTGTATATTCAGTATTGGCAGAATAATTAATAAAACCACCCACATAAGATCCATTTGCTGCTAAAGCCATACCAATATCCCGCATCACAGCGTGTAATTGTAAGGTTGTCCCCTGACAAATCGTACATAATGTTCCATTCGTATACCCATCATGGTCTGTCATTTCCTTTTCAGAATTAACCACAAAATGTACATGACCATCTTTGGTTAGATCAAGATCAGTCTGGTAATTCAACTTCCCAGCAGACCGTGAACCATCGACAAAGGAAGTTGAGAAGGATTTTTTTTCGAGTTGAACCCCGTCAACATATATAATAGCGCTTTTAGCACAAGGTATGCTTCCACGAAGCCTTAAAGCAAACTCAATATTTGTTTCATTTGAGGTTGTAAAAATAGTTTCCAGTCTTTCAAATTTTGAATTGTCTCCACTAGAATAAGCACTCCAATGAGATATGTACCCTCCGTCATAATATTCAATAATTTCAAGTTTAACATTCTCGGATGTTTTTACATAAGCAGTAAAAGCATAAGTTGTGTCAACAGTGGCGGAAATTTTACTGGCTGGGGAAGCGATCGTCGCAAAAAAGTTATCAGCTTCCGAAGCATCAGTCGTAATCTTAACTGAATAATCTCCAAATTTACTTGTTTCATTTGTCCGAACTATTGAGCAACGATAACTCCCCGCCCAATCATCTAAATTAATTTCTACAGAAGGATTTGATGCCAAATTCTCTGTCGCTTCCTCAACCGCTACCGCACCACCAAACTTACCCTCATCAGGACGCATGGTAACAAGATATCCAGGCTCTGGAGTTATTGTTTTATCTACAGAAGTTAAACTATTTTTTTTATTTAATTCTTCATCATATTCATAAAATTGAAAATCATCAAAATATATTGTATTAGTTCCTGTTCCATAATTAGGAAGAGTCATAAATACAATATATTCAGTTCCTCTACGAAATTTATTATATACTGGTTGTTGATTATATAAATTAACACCTTCAATAATTCCAGAATAATTAGTCCATTCTATTGGAGCAATCATATTAGAAGCTAAATTATAATTATAAGATGCACCTGATGAAGAATTTCCAATTTCAGTACCTTTAGAAAATGATGCTCCAACAGTATATCCACTATATAAAGTAATTTTCCAAATATCTTTTGATGAAGTTGTTGTTTTAGTATAAGGATATAATGTTGAACCTTCAGTTACTTGTTGACCCCAAAGATATAATCCAGAAGAACCATCACCTTGATAAGAATTTGAACCACTTACTCTTATATGATTATGAAGATTTAAAATTGTTGCATCAGATCCAGTTGTTATTGGAACAGAACATCTATACCAACCACTACCAACAGATTCAATTGCTACTCCAGAACTACCTGTACAGGTTCCATTCGTTAAATCAAAATAACCATTAACAGATACTCTTGTTGAATTATTATCATAATAATAAAAAGCTAAAGTATCTCTTTCTCCTTTTTTAGCATATACTGACATATTATAAGTAGTGCTTGAAGAAATACTAATATCGGTTTGATAAGTATAATGATAATTGTCATCAGAATTTTCAACTAATTTATCCGCAGTAGTTGTTCCATCTGGTGCAGTTGTCGCATTTGCAGAAATTGAAGCATAACCACAATGATTTGGAGAAGTATCAAAAGCTTCACTTTGTAAAGCAATATTTGTTATAGTTTCTATTGAATCAGAATCTGAAGAAATTCTTAAAGTTTTATCTGGTAATTCATGATCATCTTCAGTAGGATTAAATTGAATAAATGAATTTGAAACAGCAAACCAATTTTCACTTGCTGGTTCAACATAAACAATATTATCACTAGAAGTAACATCAGCAGCTAAAGTTGTATCTTTATCAGGATCTCTCCAACATGCAGCATAAGAAATAGTATTTTTATTTTTATCTAAACATTTAAAACCTAAATAAATTTTAGCACTATCGCTAATAGATTTTATAGCTACTTCTTCTTTATATTTTTTTTCTATACAAACATTTATTGGAATATCAGAAAAATTACTATTTGTAGATGTAACTTTAACACAACCTAATTCTTTAAAACCTTCAGTTCCATCATATACAAAACTAGAAAAATTTGTATTATTTTTATATTCTAAATTTCCATTATAAAATAAATTATCTTTATCAAATCTAAATAATTTTTCTTTAATAGAAGAAATATTAATTTCATTAATAAGTTTTCTTATTAAATTAGCTTGAATATCTTTACCAGTTGGTATATCTAATCTTGAAGGGCCAGCAAATATTTCTTTTATTTTATTATCTGTTGGACAATAAATACTATAATAAAGCTCATCGAAAAGGACAGAATTAACACATTGACCAACATATCTACCCATTTCTAACTTACCATCACCAGCATAGGTAAAATAATCATCACCTAAAGAACTACCATCATATTTTAATTCACCATCAACATATAATTTAGGATTACCACCATTTTTCCAAGTGACATCTATTGTGTAATCAATACTTTTTGTAAAAGATTGAATATAATGACTTGAACCTTTTACTATTAAATATAAACCACTTTGATACATCCAAATATCTAACTGACGTGTGGTTCCCCGTCCGATAGTACACAAAGCACCACTATAATAACTAATATGATCTGTTGGATTTTTATGAGAATTAACCACAAAATGCACATGACCATCTTCAGTCAAATCAAGATCAGTCTGGTAATCCAATGCTCCGGGAGCAGTAACTTCTACAACTTCAATATTATCGTAATAAACAGTATTATCAACTGAACTAACTGTTGAATATAAATAAACTCTTGCTTGAGTCGTTCCAGCAGGCATAGTCACGATAATTTCTAATTCTTGCCACGATCCATTACCTTCTCTAGAAATTGTATGACTTGATGGTGTTGTCTGGTCTCTAAGATTTATATAAGCATAATTTCCAGATTCTGCAAAAAAATTAACTTTAAGTCTATAAGTTTTATTTTCACTCACGGTGAAAGTTTGGGTAAGTCAACCAGCGCCTGAATTCACACCATCTTGAACCATTTTATGCGAATATGTTCCATATTTTGATTTATCGGATACTACTGAATGAGTTGCATATGTAGAATTACAATTCCAACTCCATCCGGTTTCATCACCATCCTCAAATCCTGGATTTGTTGCTACTTTATTATCACTTCCAATAGTAGTAAATGAATTTGACCATTTACATTTTTCTAATTGCCATTCTGAAATTGTTATTGAACCAGTAGCATCAGTAGCATCATTAAAATAAGCAAGTAAAGCAATACTTACTGTGTCATCATATACATTGAAACTATTATATTCAAATCTTTCTAAATAATCTTCAGAAGCATCTGCTTTTAAAATTGATTTTGTTAAATATCCTGCTGAAGATCCTTCAGAGTTAATAAATCTAATTGCAAAAGTAATTTTAGTAGCATCAGCAGGCCAACTATTAACTTTATATTTTCCAGAAAATGAAATTAATTCACCTGGTACTAATTCATTAGATAAATATCCAGAAACTGATGTTGATAAATAATACCAATCATCAATAGAAGAAAAAGTTGCTGAACCATCACCATTTAAGGTAATATAATTAGAACGCCAACCAGTACCTGCTGAAAAATCAACTGAAAAATCAGCAACTAATTTATTACAATGTGATTCTTCAACTGCTACCGCTCCACCAAATTTTCCATCATCTCTAAGAGTAGTCACAGAACCAGAAAGTGGTTCTGTTAAACCATCAGTTGATTTTAAATCAACATCAAATCTAAATAATTTAGGTTGTACTGTATCTGATTTTATATTTGCTGAAAACAAATATGTTGCTACATCAGGATATTGACCATTATCTGGATATAAAGAATTTTTTGGATATAGACTCATATATTGATTTTAATACCTGTATTTAAATTTATAAAGTATTTATCGATATATTATTTAATTTAATCTAAACCATTGAAGATTTTTATTTATAATAAAAATTGTTATATCATATTTATTTGCTACAGACATCAATAAATTAATAAAATGATAATCTTTCTCAAAATCTTCTATTATCAATAAAACTGCTGGTTTTTTTCCTGTGTTAATAGCGTAACTTAATGATTGACCAATTGATTCAGCCCATTTACTTGCAAAATCAACTTCAACAGCATATTGTTCAGTTAAACAATCAACTCTTGTTCTATTTGATAATACATATTCACATTGACCATTATTTTGATCACACCACGCCTTTTGATAATATTTTTCAAGATGTAAATGTTTAGCTTCAACATTAATACTAAAAAATAAAATAAATAAAATTGTTATTAAAATAAAAATTTTTTTCATTTATAAATCAGTTTCTTCATCATTATCATTATTAAAAATATCAACTTTTGATTTTGATATTTCTTGAATTAATTTTTTTCCATTAACCATACCTTTATCATCCATCATATTAACAATAATTAAAATTATTTCTAATTTTCTTTTATCATCATTTTGAATAGTTTTAAAAATTTCTTGAAAAGGTGCATTATCTTTTTCATTAGTAAATAAAGGTAATAATTGTAAAATACTTGCTACTGGAATTGTTGACATATTATATTTCCTCCATTAATTTATTAAATTCATCCATATTTTTAATAATTCTTAAAGGTTTTAACCAAGAAGAAGAGACACAATAACTTGGATCAATTTTATATGTTTTGACTGTATTATTAAATAATTGATAATTTTTATTTAAATTACAATCATCAGTAACTTGATGTGAACAAAACCATTTTTTAGGATCATCTTTCCAAAGAAATCTTGTCATAAAATTAAATCCAGCTAAAGCACGCCAATCATATTTACAACCTACTTTTTCTTCAGCTCTTCTCCAAACTTGTCTATGATATTCTTGAGGATATTGTAAAGATAATAATAAAACTTCTGTACCTTTTTTATGATCATCCCATAGAGTTTTAAAAAATTGAACTCCTCCTTTTAATCTAGATTCAATTGAATGACCCTTTTCATTTATTAAAGCAACATGAGAAAACTTTCCCCAAGTTTCTAATTTAATCGCTTTTGAAGTCCATTTTTTTCCTTTATAAGCACCAACAAAAATTTTCATTTTTTAAGTCCTGTTTTTAAATAAGTTGCAAAAGATGATAACCAAGCAGTTCCTCCATATGGAACCCATTTTAAAATATCATTATTTTTACCAAAATAACCAAGAAGACCAACTCCAATAATTAACATTAAAGCTAATGCAAATAATGCTAATTCGTCCCCACTTCCTTCTGAAAAAAATTTCATTATTAACTCCTCCTTTTTTATAATTTTCCAACTAATAAATTCAAATCAAATGAATCCATTTCTGTATGTATATGATTAGTCATATTTTTACCATATTTTTTTGTTATATCTTGAGCATAACCTATAATATCACCAGCTTTTAAAAATTTACCTATAATATTTTCAAGTGGTGATATATAAAAAATTTTTATTCTCATATATTTATTTCCAATTAAAAGACCTTTATAATAAAGATCTCCTACATAAGGATATGCTAATCTAATTATTTTACAATCAATAGGAGTATAAATTTCTTCATAAGGACGTGCTTCCCAATCAACACCTTGATGGATATGATTTCCTCTTGGTGCTAAATAATGTCCATCACCCATTGAATCACTTCTAATTTTTGGATTTTTAGTAAATGTAAGCATATTAATCTAATCCTGATATTTTTTTAATAAATTTAGCAAATAATAGAAACCATTTTGGACATTTATTCGAATGAATAAAATCTGATAATTCATCAATTTCTTTTTTAAGAATTTTAGGACTATGATCACCTTCCCAACAACTCTTATGATCTTTCATTAAAATATTTAAATTTTTTGCATTTTCTTTTAATTTAATTACTTCAGGACATAACACATCTTTTAATGAAGTTTGTATTTTTTTTAATTCTTCATTTTGTAAAAGAATTTCTTTTTTTAATTCTGTTATATGATTATTATTTTCATCCCTGGTTGTTTTAATTAATTCTTTAATAACTAAAAATAAATCAGAAAATTCACTCATGAAACATAGGCCTTATCTGATGGAATTGTTACACTAATATATCGACATTGTTCATCATTTCTAATTAAATGTTCAACATTAGCATTAATATAATACATATCACCTTCTTTTAATAGTTTATCTGGTTCGTTCTTAATTGAAAGAGTTAATGAACCTTCAAAAACAATTAATAATTCTTTTGTTTTATGTTTATGATTTTTTAAAACTGAATTTTCTGCATGATAACAAGACATTATACCTATTTGTTTACTTTTAAATAAACCACGACAATAACTATGACCTTCAATAGTTTCTAATTCAGCAAAATTACCACCATTTTCTTTAATAATTTTTGAAAAATCTAATGATTGAGTTAAAGCATCATATTTTGCTAAAATCTTTTCAAAATCACTCATTTTATTCCTTTTTAATTTTTATACCACATATTGATTAAATGACTACTTGTAGCTGTCAAAGCAATTCCTAAAAAATCACCAGTTAAAACATTTGTAACTTTTCCAGGTTCATTTTCTGAAAGATAAATACTATCACCTATAGAAACTGTTACTGCATTTTCAACTTGAACATCTTTTATATATCCACTACCTATAGCTTTTCCAGGATTAGCAGATTCTATAACAAAACAATTAGAATAAGTTAATGAAGATGAAGCATCAGCTGGTTGAACTGTTCCAGAACTATCAATATATCCAAACATTCCAACAGAAGTAGAGTGAGTATCAACTTCTAAGAAAGCATGTATTTTATTAATTTCATTAATAACTTCATTTTGTTTGTTAAACCAATCTTGAAATGAATCATCTGGAATGATAATTGTTAAAGCCATTAATTATTCCTTTATTAAACTTTTAACCAAAGTTTCTAATTTTTTAATTTTTTTATCTAAATACTTATTTTTCTTTTCTAAATCTAAAATCTTTTTAGATTCTTCTTGTTTTTGTAAATCTTCTTTTGAAGGAAAGAATAATAAAGCACCAGAATTTAAACATCTTTTTTCTATCATTATTATATATCCTTTTAAACAGTTTTCATTATAAATCTAAGTTTTTCAATAACTGGTGAACTTAAAGCTGAAGTATTATTTAAATGAATTTTTCCAGTAAATTGTGTTCCAGTTGAATAAGCTGTATCACCAGTTCCACCCGTAGTAATTGTAGCACCTGATGAATCACCTGTAAAAGTCAAACTAGTTAATGTTCCAGATTTATCTGAAAATAAACAATTTGATGAAGTATGATCAAGATATGTAAAAGAATTTCCACCATTAGTAAATGTTTCACCTTCTTCTGGAGTTCCGGTTGTTCCAGTAATTCCAATCGTACTAAAATCAGTGATATCAGTTGTATAAATGTAATTATATACATCTGTTTCAATTTCAGAAGTTTCATCTTGATCACCAATTCTATTCAAAGGAAAGAACAATAAACCATCCAATGAACCATAAAATGTAGCAGCTGTTCCTGATGGTAAATTCATATCAAAAGAAGTTTTTACTGTATTATAAGCAGGAACATTATCAACTTGTTTTGTTTGATAATAATTATCACCATCAGTATTAAAAGCTGAAGTAATAACATTTAAAGTATTAAAATCAATTGATGGAGTAAGTTTTCCATTACCTGTAAATTCAATTTTTATTTTTGCTGAAGTATTTAATGTATCTAATGTATTAAATTCATCATGTAAAATAGATTCCCAAGTAACTCCATTATCATTAGAATAAAAATATTTAAGATCAGTTTCTGGAGGTAAAATATTATCAATTTGTGGATTAATATAAGCAATATTTAATCCAGTTTTATTTTCTGTTATAATATTACCTGATGTTTTAAAAGTAGGTTCATATAATTTAAATGATAAATCTTTCGTTTGTAATGGAGTCCAAGTATCATTATTTGAAGAAGCAAATAATATTCCAGTTAAATATGAATTTTTACTGACTATTTCATCGGTAATAATATCTTTTTTACCCATTTCTGAAATAAATAATGAATATTCATTACTTTCAGAACCAACACTAATAAAAAATGTTTTACCTGCTGGGATAAAAATTGGAGCAGTAAATTCAATATTTGTTGCAACAGAACCATCAGTTGAAACTGTTATATCTTCTGGTAATATTTCTTGATAATGAAATATTGAAGAACTTGAAGGAAATCCATTTTCAATATATCCAATTTGTAAAAATGCTTTTGTATCACTAGAGCCTTTAGTTTTAAAATAAAGATCAATAGAACTAAACATTTTATTATCTTCAAAATTAAAAGATTGTGCAAGAGGATCAATGAACCAATGACGATGGTGACCATTCCAATTCCACCATCTAGTTCTTCTTGACCATCTCCATCCTCTAATAATTTCATGTCGTTTAGTAACAACTTTTCTTTTCTTAATAATTTTATTAACACCATTACTTGTAAAAGTAGCTGATGAAATTAAATTAGCATCAATATCAATAAAATCAACCTTATGAGTACCGGTTTTTGTATTAGAAGGAACAACAAAAGTTCCAGTAAATCCACCACCAGATTGAACAATTAAATAATCATCTCCATCTACAGTACCTGTTGCTGGAATAATTCTAGTATCATCAAAATTTATTTGAATTCTATTTCCAACTGTCCAATCTTGACCAGTAAAAGTAATTATTGATTCTTGAGCAATTTGTGCAATTTTTTCTTCAATTTTTTCAGTATTTTTTATAGAAGTATCTAAATATTTTTTAGTTTTTCTAAAATGAACATATCTTCTTGAAGACCACCACCATAACCAAGGGCGATGAATTGTTCTATATGATCTAACATTAACATTTTTTGTTTTAACAATATTTTTAACTTCTTCATGAACCCAATTATCAACAGCTGGATCAATAACAACAGTACCAGCTGCAGGAATAAAACCATAAGGATTTAAATTTAATGTTCCAGTTTTATTTTCTATTTCTAAAGCAACCGTTTCAGCTGTTCTTTCTAAAGTAATATCAATATGACCACCATCATTTTTAATATCAACATCAGTTTCAGTATTATTTAAATAATCAAAACTTATATTATCATAATCAATTGCTGCAGTTAATTCATTATCAATTAAATTTAAAGCACATTTCCAATCACCAGCTGTTATATTTGATTTATCAAAATCACTAAAATTATCAACTAATATTCCTCTTAAAGATGTTGGTAATTCAGAACTTTTTGCTTGATTTTCTAATGCTAATTCTGCTTGATTTAATTCCAAATCATCTACTCTAACAAGTAAATTATAAAGATCTCGCATTGTTACTCTAGAATATTTATATTCATAAATTAGAGATTCATCATAATCTCTATTAGGCATCAATTTAATTGTACCTATTGGAAGGTTTTGTTCTGAAGCGCTAGGAATTTGATCCTCTGTATAAAAAACAGGATTTCCAGTGGTAACAATTATTTTTCCATCTTTATTAATTGAAACTAAATCAGTTCTTGCTAAATAATAATTATAATCAATTAACATTTCAGAAGCATCAACAGGAGTATCCCCACCTGAAATATGAACATCTGAATATTTAGAATCTTCAGAATTTGATACTAAAGTATAATCTGTATTAAGAACTAAATCTTTAACATAAATAAAATCAACCCAATATGAACTTCCACCTGATGGTTCACTTCCACCTGGAGACCAATCAACAGTATCACCAGTCAAAATATAATCAGTTGATGGAGTATAATCTGCACCACCACCATCAGTATCAGAAATTTTTGTAATTGAATAAATTGAAGAATAACCTGGAATTGAATCAGCAGTATTTGAAACTGCTCCCCTGATAATTTCAACAGAAGCTACTGCAACATGAGCAGATAAATGCTCAACTTCTTTTACATAAGGAACATTTAATTTATAATTTGTTGTTCCACTAGAAAAAGTTTTAGGTTCATTTAATCTTTCATCAAAAGTTTGTGATAAATCAACTTCTATTTTTTGAGGAACTATAAAATTGACTTCATATCCTTGAACATAAGCCTTACCAGCATCGATAGCAAAATTCATTTTATTTGCATTAATACTTGCTTCTGTATATAATTCCATTCCTTCAACAAGATAATTACCTGATTCATCATATGTTCTTTTTGCTAAAGTATCCATAATAATACTATAATCAGGTTTTTTAGCTGCATCAGTAATGACACCATCTGTTATAGTATAAAATGTAATCATATCTTCATCATCTTTAGCAATTGTCCATATTTGTTTTAAACGATCAGCACCAGGTAAATTATAATTATTATATCCAGCTGCAGGATCAAATAATGTTGAATCATCATCAGAATCAATAATTGTTTCGACTATTTTTAATCCGATATTTTCTATTCCAGATTTAGTTATTGAGATAGTTTGATCTTCAACTACATATACTCTTCCATCAAAATATAATAACCCTGAAGATAAATAAGCTGTATCTTCAGTTGAAGAAATAGACAAATCACAACCTTCAATCAATGTACCATTTTTATATAGAGTATTAAAATTTTCTTGTAATTGATCTATTAATAAAGATTGATTTTGTGTTAATTCTCTAGCTTGAAGAGGTCGACCAGGATTATAAAGTAATTGTTTATAACCCTTTTCATATTGAGATTGATGGTCATCGTAATAAGGATATTGATTCAAATCCATTTATATAATTCCTTTTTAAAATTCTAAGATTATTGATACTTTTTCTTTTTGACTGATACTTCTGTGTGTAACTAATCTATTATCTATATAATGTAAAACACCTTGACTATGAAGATCACCAACATCATATTCTTGTTCTGTACAATCAGTTTCTATATCAACATTCATCCAAGTTGGATTTTCTAAAAGCCCTATAGCTCTAAATGAAATCAAAGGATAATTATCATAATCTAAAAGAACATCTAAATATAAATTGATAATATTTTCTGTAAAAATATTTTCTTCAGCAACTTCTAACCAATTTGTATCTCTATAAACAATAGAACCACCAGGATCAGGTTTTACATATTTGATGTTTTCAACTCTAGCAATAAAATTTAATTCATCTAATAAAGTATCAGAAGGATCTGGTGCATCAGGAATATTTTCATTTGACCAAGCAGATGTTTGTCCAAAACCAATATAAAGATTTTTTTGTGCTAAATCATATGTTCTTTGTGTTCTACTGTTTAAAGTAATAACAGCCATTTAATATTTCTCCTTTAGTTTATTTATCAAGACCAATCAACATCAATTACATCTTGAATAGATGTTGCTGAATCTACGGATGCTTCCATTATATCTGATTCATCTCTAATTGCTTTTATTTGAGCCCAAATCGCTAATATAGCATCAGAAGTCGCTTCTTCTTCAGCAGACCAATTTGAAGGACCTATATGTTGCAAATTTAATCCAGTAGCTAATAAATTTCTTTGTTTTATTTCATCAGCAATTTCAAGAATTTTTTCATTAGCTTCTTTCTTAATTATTTCTTTTTTTCTTGTTTTAACTACATCAATATCTGAATATTTATCAACAATTTTCCATTTCATATAATACTTACCATCAGTATAAGTAGCACCATCTAATTCAGCATTATGAAAATCATCAACTACTGGCGCAGTTGTTTTATTCAGTATATACCAACCAGTAAAACTAATTTTTTCATCAGTAATTTCTGCTGGTAAAGTAGAAGGGTATAATTTTTCTTTTAATTCTTCTACATCATTTAATATTTCTTGAGTTGTTGGGTTATAAAAAACCATTTTTTTCTCCTATTTATTTTTTAAGCAAATGCAAAATATATGTAATCAGCCCCATTATAATTACCATGACTATTCCCTTTAACAGTAATTCCAGAAGCATAGTAATCTACAAAATCACTTCCGGTTGTCTCATCAGTATTATTATCTAAATCCATATATCCTTCATTTCCTGAACCTATTCCTAAACTTTTACACCACAAATGCCATCCACCAGTTGCAGAAATAGACTTTGAAACAAACATACTTGCACCAGTCGCAAATCCCATGTCAATATTCTGTGATGTACCATTTCCAGTATAAGCACCAGTTTTAAATATACCAGGATAATCAGCAAAAGTATACATGGTAAAATCTTGATTATTTTCATTTACACTTTGACCATATCCTAAAGTCACATAAGTATCATTGAGAGCTGTATCATTCCAATTATTTGTTTCTACTCTTTCATCTGTTAGATTTAATTTTAATTTATATTCTTCTGGAGCAGTTGCATGTAAGTGTTTATGATAAACCGCCCAATCACGATCATCGTGATCATTTTTTATCCAGATCATTGTGGGAGTGGTTCCCATCAAATGATTAACTGTTTTTCCAGCCGTTCCATTTCCCGTATAAGTTTTGACTCTAAAAATTCTATTAGAACTTAAAGAACTAGCTCGAATTGAAAATCCTACATAATGAACACCATTTGTATTAATATAATTACTAGTACCTAAAGTAAATCCAGTCGTCCCAAAAGCTGTGATTTTATCAGTTGCTGTAAAATATTCATCCGAATTATCAGGATTTAATTGTACATTAACACCATTTACAGTATCTGAACATTGCCATCGACCATCAGTACCATCTCTATTTTTAACAACAGCTAATCCTCGATTATTAACTAAATCAAGATCAGTTGTAATTGTTTTAGCTGCACCCGTTCCGGTATAAATAAATTGATCAAATATTTTAGGAAGCCCACCAACAATTTTTAATTTATCTGCTAATAACATCTATTTAATATCCTTTCCAGCAAGAAAACCATACCAAGTTGTACCAGCATCAATAGTCGTAAAAACTAATATATCTATACCAGAAGCAGTTAATGTAGGAGCTGTTCCACCTTCCCAATCTACAGAAGTAGGCCAAGTTATCGTAGAAGCTGCACCATTAGTTAAAATTAAAGTGAAAGAACCTTCAGAACCACTTGCTGGAGGATTACTGAATGTAAATGTTGGTGCTGTTGTTGAAACTGTTGCAGTAATAACATTACCATCTTCTAAATCTACATCTGGAGAAGCTCCAACAGTACCTAAAGCATTTACTGTTTCTGAATAATCTATTAATTTAGGTCTTTGAAAAGTATTATCAGCCATATTAATACTTGCTGATCTTGTTTCTGAAGCATTTTTATATGAAACATAAGCACTATAAGCTAAAACATCTGTTCCAATAACCAAACCTAAATTACTTCTTGCTCCAGATGCGTTTGATACACCAGATAAATCATCAACTAAAGCATTTACTTCTGATGTTGAATAAACGCCTAAATTACTTCTTGCTCCAGATGCGTTTGATACACCAGATAAATCATCAACTAAAGCATTTACTTCTGATGTTGAATAAACGCTTAAATTACTTCTTGCAGTTGACGCATCTGTAACTCCTGATAAATCATCAACCGCTGCACCAATTTCTGTAGTAATTTCTGATCCTGTTTTAAAATTTGTAACTTGACCTTCTAAAGTAGTTGTTCTAGAATCAACATCAGCTATTCCATCTTCTATGTTATTTAAATTTGTTGCATTAATAGCTGGAGCTTGATCATTTACCCACGTTGTTTTTGTATAAGACATCTATTTCTCCATTAACTTGTGATATCTAAATTAGCACTTCTTTGAACATTAATTGTATCTACATCATTATTTGTTAAAGAAAGTGGTTTTAAATTATTTGTTGGTTCTAAATCATTCTTTGGATATATACCATCAAAAAATAATTTAGTATCAAAATCATAAAAATCTTTTATTTTATAACTAAATAAATCTTCTATTTTTGTTAAATAATAATCATATGTTCTTACTGAACTTACTAAAGTTCCAGTAAAAAGTTCATCTATCCAGAACATTAAAGCTATTGTTCCCGATAAAATTATATAATTATTTATCACACCAGGACTAGAAGAATAGACTAATTGAATATCTCTATTATCCAAAACACCAGTTCTTGAATTTGTATTAAAATGATTTTGTTCCTCAATATAAAATTCTTCATTATTATGAGGAATTATCATTTCCATATTTCCAATATCTGGAAATTCAATTATTTTATTAGCAAAAACTTTTACACCGATTGGATGCATAGTGTTTTTAACTAAATCTTCATAAATACCAATATCTAAATCAGTTTCAACTTCATATGTATAATAAGCATAATAAAAATTATCATGTAAATATTTACTATTATCTAATTCACTTTGATTTAAAATAAAAATACTTTCAGCAGGATATTTTATTTTAATTTTTTTATTTAATAAATTAAAAATAAATTTTAATGATTCTTCATTACCTTTATTTGAATAAAAAACTTTTGCATTTTTAATAAATTCTTTTACATTTAAATCATTTAATAGAGTTGCTGGAAATGAACTAATATATTGTTTTATATAATAAATTAATGAATCATCATTAACAGAATTAATATCAATATATTCAGGTAAAGAATATAAAACTCCAACTGGTCCAGATTCAGATTCAATTGCTTCCAAATATTTTTTAATAAAAGCAATATAATTAGGATATTCATCTTTAATATATTGTGGAATAATTGCATCAACTAAATAAGAATAAGGTCTTTCTTTCATTTATACACCAATAAAAGTAAAATTTGTTGTTCCTAAAATAGGTAAATTATTTCTAATAAAAACAATATCATCAATAGCAGTTTTAAAATATAATAAATTATCTGTTTCATCCATATCATCTCTTGCAAAACTAATTCTTCCACTTGTATAATCAACTGAACCAATAATTTCTAAAGTTGATTTATCAACAATATTTCCTAAACTATCATCTCTCAAATATGTATTATCAATTGAACCTGGTAATAAAGCATTTCTTGTTTCAAAAGAATAAGCAAAACTTGAAAGAGTTGTTTTATTAAATTTTATATTTAAAATAAGATCAGTTAAATTATTTGATACTTCTGGTAATTCATCAATTAAATGAATTAAATTTGAATATTTTAATTTAGTATCATAAACTAATAATTGATTTTTAAAATAATCAGAAATATTTGATTGAATTTCTGAACTAATAGTTGAAGTTGATTTATTATAATTTAAATAATAATATATTTTTGATGATATATTTACATAAATATAAATTGGATCAATAATTTTTAGAACGATTGAAAGTGGCATATATGGTCTAATAAAAGAATATATTTCATCTTTTTGTGTATCTGATAAATTTGAAATCGTATCAACTGGTTTGAATGTAGAAAAAATTGTTCCATAAGTTGGAGGACTTTCATCAGCACCATTCCAAACATTCAATATTTCAACAAATGAAATATCTTTTAATAATGCTTGATAATCTTGCCTAGTAACCGCTCTATTTTGTGCTTCATAAAATTTTGGAGCATTAGTTTTAATTGAATTTAAACTCTCTTCATTTAATCCTCCATTAGAAACTTCAGAAGTAATTAAAAAATCACTATTATCAAAAGCGGTAACATTTGAATAAACAGTTTGATCTAATGTAGCATCTGTTAAAGAATTTCCTAAAACTCCTTCAGTAACACCATAAGTAACTTTTATTTCAACACCATTTAATGGTTTTTTACCAATAATATTATCACCAAAAGTAATTACTAATTTATCATCTAAATTTAAATCAACAAAATATATTTCAGAATCACTTGTTCCAGAAATATTATTTCTATATTCTGTCCATAAAACTCCATCAACTGTAACTGAAAGAAAATTATCATCAATATCATAACCATATAATAATTCAATATCACTTCCATCAAAAGTAAATGTTTCTTCATACAATTCTCTTTGATATAAAGAAATTTCAGTTTCAGAAATTTTATCTAAAATAGTATATGAAGCTTCTGTTATAAACTTTTTTCCACCAACACTAAACAAACAATTTTGTGGAATTAATATTCCATAATCTTCTTCAATTTCTTTTTCTAAAGTAACACATTTCATTTTTATTTTTAAACTTGATGAAATTTTTCTATGAGGAATATAGTTTAATGATTTTGCTATCACTACCGCATTTTTATAAAGTGTTGCAGTATCCAAATATAATTCTTGAGTCGTCATATTTAAATAATAATTTTGTTGAAGTGTAATATAAGTCAACAAATTTGCAATACTATTTAAAGCAGAACCATCAAAAGAATAATCTTGAAATTCATCAGAATCTTTTATATAATTTATTATATTTTCTTTTAGATCATCAAAATCTAATTTATCAAATAAATAATCAGCCATTTAAAGTCCTTGTAATTGTAAGGTAATTTGAACATTTCCTATTGAATTTAATTTAATAATGATATATTCTATATCAATATAATATTGTAAATTTTCATTATCTGCTTGTATATCTATATTATTTATCTGAATCCTAGGTTCATGATTTTCAAGTGCAAAATTTATTTCATTTCTAATTAATAATTCTGTAACTAATGACATTTTTTCAAATAAAATATTATTTAACCCAGAACCAAATAGAGGATCAAAAGGAACTTCTCCTCTATTAGTAAATAAAATATTTTTAATTGATTGATTAATTGATTTATAATCTTCTAATGTTTCAATATCATTAGTAATAATTTTATCAAATTCAAAATTAAAATCTGAATAAATTGACATTTTTACTCCGCAAATGTTTTTAATGATGATGTTATAATTGTACCAACAGGACAAGCAGAAACTACATCACCTAATCTTGCTGCTTGTTGATTTTCAGCATAGACTGACTTTGCTGAAGTAACTATTATTGTTATATGTCCACAATCACATAAAGCAATATCACCTAGACGTGCTACTTGTTGATTTTCAGCATATACTGATTTAGCACCTGTAATAATTGTTCCTATTGTATGTCTACAACCACTATGACAACAACAAACACATGAAACCAAATCTCCAACTCTTGACATTAAATTATTCATGATATTTCATATAACATAGAAAATAAAAGTGGATATTTTTCTATTGAATTTAATAATGAATATTTTTTAATATAATTCATTGCATCATCATAACCATTGTTATCTGCATCAACTTTATTTTCTAATGTTACTGTAATTAAATTTAAATTTGTTTTATAATATGTTAATTCTAAATCTAATTCAATTAATTCTGATAAAGAATAATCACCCGGCATTGAAGATAAAAATGTATTAAAATTTTTATAATCATTTTTAATAGTTGAAAGATAAGATGATTCCAATGATGAAAGATTATCTATAACAATCTTATGAACTCCATAAGTATCATCAATTTCTAATGGATCTAAATTATCTTCACTTAAAATATTTGATTTTAAATTTGCCATTGATATTAAAACAATTAATTTTTGTTCAAAAAATTCATGTCTTTCTTCATTTAATTCTTCTAAATAATCTTTGAAATTATTAACAATAGTTTGTAAATCACCTATTAAACCATCAAAAATTGCTTTTTCATCAGTATCAGAACAAGTAACATCTGTTGTCATTGTACTTAATTTTAAAATTGATGATGATACATAATTAATGATTGAAGAGTAAGGATTCTTCAATGATGATCCATTAATAAGATTGTTTATTTTATTAGTAATAGTCATTTAATTTAACTCTATTTTTGAACCAGTGATAACAACTTTTCCACTTGATTTTATATTTGTTTGCCCACCAGTTGTTATATTTGAATCACCACCAACATCGATATTTAATGTTTCATTTATTTTTTCATTTTTACTTTTATTAATTAAAATATTTTTTGCTCCATCTATATGAACATTTTTATTTCCTTCAATAAGAATATTATCATCAGAAATAATAATTGTTGTTTGTTTATTTTTAATATTATTTACTACTTGTCCATCTGGAAAATATTCTTGAAAACTACCTGATTTATGATATATATGAATTCTTTCTTTTTCATTTGTATCATCTATTTCAATAATATGTCCTGATTTAGTTTCAATAACTCTATTATCTGGATATTTTGAATCATATTCTGTTTTTGGTTCATCAAAAGAAGTTCCATTACAATTTATACCAGTTTTAACATTATTTTTTTTATCTTGAATAATAGTTTTTTCTATTTTTTCATTTCTTGCAAGTCTAGAAATTGGAGATTCATTTTTATATTCTTTATTAGGATGTTTTCCAGCTGGATCAGAAAAACCTAAAGTAAAATCAGGTTGTTGTTGTAAAATTTTTGGAATTGTTCCAAAATAAATAGGATGTTGAAATTCTGAATCTAAAAATAAAATTAAAACATAAGAACCTTGTTCTGGAACTTTAAAATCACTAATACCATCAATTGAATTTGTAAAACATGGAACTGCCCAAGGTAGATCATCAACATTTAAAAGTTTATTATCTATTTCATTATTTTTATTTTCAGTATGAATTCCAATAATTCTAACTTTTATTCTTCCTAATTTTAAAGGATCTGAAGAATTATCTTCACAAACTCCGACAAAAATCATATATTTTTTCTCCCTTTTATTTTTTCAAATTCTTTAAAATTAAAAAATGAATTTTTAATTAATTTTACATTTTGTTCAAAATAACCTGTTCTATAAATAATATGATTTATATTAGTAACAAACCAATTTCCATATAATAAAGTATTTATATCATTATCATCTTTTATTTGTCTTCTAATATCAAGATTAAAAACTTGTCCAACTGTTTTTGTTGAATCACCATTTAATTTTACAATCATATGATACTTAGATAAAGCTTTTAATAATAAACTTCTATAAGAAAGATGTTCACCAGAATTTTTATAAGTTATATTAATATTATTGTAATTTGATAATTCTTTTCTATTTTGAACATTTTTACCTAAAAATGTTCCTTTTTCAGTTGCTGAAATAAAATCATTATTAAAGACATTAAAACCATAAATATTATCTAAAATTTGATAATATGTATTTCCAAAACTTCCTAATTTAAGAAGTTCTAAATCATTAAAATATTTTGAAATTGTTTTACTTTTTATTATATTATATTTATATAAAGATTCATTAGTATCTTTAAAAAATAATTCATGAGTTGGTTTTTTACTCATTAATTCACTTAATGATGTAAAATTAAAACCATTTATATTTTCAAAAAACAAAAAATCATGATATTTATTTTTTGAATATTTTGTTAAATAATTAAATATTTCTGATGGTTTCCAAAAATTACTTATAAATTCAATTTTTTCAATATTTGATTCAAAATTAATATTTTTCTTTGATTTAAAAATATCAGTAAATATTTTTTGAATTATGTTATTTGGAGTATCATTAAATTTTTTACTAAATTTAAATTGTTCATTTAAAATAAATTCTTTTGAAGCAAAATAAATAACGACTAATGATGCATCTTTTATTTTTGATTGAACATTTAAATCTTTTTCTATTTTATAAATATAATATGTTTGAATATTATTTTTATTAAAATCATTATTAGTATTAAAAAATATTGTTATTTCTTCACCACCAACAATAGGAAAAGTTTCAATTATATTATTTGTATCTTCTAAAATTAATTTACCTGTTTTAAAATTTGAAAAAATATCTTCAAAAATATTAACTGAAACAAATACATTTTTTAATGAAACTTCTTTTTCATCATTTTTTAAATTTAATTTATATAAATTAGCATTAGATATTATTTCATTAATCATTTAAATACTCTTTATTACTTCTGATAATACTGTTCCAATATATAAAGGATTAATTACTTTAATAATTCTTTTATTATCATTTTCTAAAATTAATATTTCTACTTGAGATATATAATAATTCATAGCTTCTGTATTAGTATTTAAATTAACATCATCACCATAAATTTTCTTTGTTCTATCTTTTGCTATTAAATATAAAATTTCTTCAGATATTGGAAGATCAAAAATAATATCATCTATTTTATTTAATAATGCTAAAATCCACCAATAATCAGTTTTATTATATAATTCAAATGATATTGTATCTAATCGTTTTATTCCATCAATTCTATAGATATCAATAAATTCATTATCATCTAAAATTATATTAAGATGGAAAAATATATTTTTCATCTTAGCAGTGGATGAAATACTAGAAATTGTATATTCTAAAGTTGGTAAATTTGAAAAATATTGCAAAATTAAATCCTTTTTTATTTATGATGGAACATCACTTTGACTAGCTCGATATAATTCTTTAAAATCTATTGACATTTTTACAGAAAGAGGATGTCCTGTTTTATACATTCTTAGAACACCATCTGGAGTATAATTAACAGTAAAATTTGTAATCACACAATCTTGAATATAAATTCCCATTGGATTTTGACTAACAGGAAATAAATTCCACATGGCTGGATAATGAATTAATTGTCCTGTGTATGTGGGTAAAGATTCTTTTCTAATTTTAGAAATAATCTTTGATAATATAGTTGCTTCTTCTTCACTAGATGGTATTAAATCCCAAGAAAAAGAATAAGTTCTAAAATTAGATCCATTATATGATAATGAAGCATAATCATTAATAAATTCTCCTTTTATTAAATGTTTTAGTGGTGTACCACCACTTTCAATCATTTTTTTACCAAATCCAGCTTTTGCACCTTCTTTGAAAGATATTAAACCTTCAGTTTCATCCCAATTAGAACCTTCAGTTAGATTTAACCCTTCTGAAGGAGTCGGAAGAATTATTTTTACTGAATCTGGAATTTTATTAATTTTTTGATAAAATCTATGTGATTTTAATGTAATTCTATAACTAATAGGAATCATCAAAAAAGAATCACCTTTGTTTGAAATATCTTTTGGAAATTGTAACATTTATACCTCACTTATTTATTTTATTTATCAGATAGAAAAAGCGACGATCCTTAATTGAATCGTCGCTTTAATATATTTAATAAATTAAATTAATAATCTAATTAGGTAAACTATTAACTGTAATTTTTTGATAATAATTCTTAGCACCGAAAGGATTTTCAGTTAAACCATATCTTGTGCTGAAGAACAAACGTGGAATATTATCTTCTTCACCATAACCTTTATTTACACGAAGTGGAATATAAGGACAGTAATAAAGACCAGCATCAATTTCTGAACCACCTTTATAACCTAAGTAAACAGCTTCTTCTGCAGTAGTTGGGAATAAATCAACAAAAACTTTCATTCCATCAAAAGTACCAACAAAAGCATTACTTAAAGGATCGCCATTTGATTTAAATCTTCCAGTTGCTTCTAATGCTGTTAAAACTCCAGAAGTAACAATCATAAAAGTTGCTTGACCACGACGATTAGCAACAGCTAATTTACGACGTTGTCGAGAAATAATATTAATTAATGATAAATATTTTTCATTTTCATAACGTCCTTGATCAAAATTCTCAGTATTATCATAAGTCCATGATGCAGCAGCTAAACCATTATCGGAAGTTAAAGCAGCATAAGCTTTGATTTGATCAATAAATTCTCTATTCATTTCACGAACAATTTCATCACCAGCTACGCCAGAAAGTAATTGTTCTGCATTTAAACCATGAACAGCTCTTAAATCGTCTTCAAGTTCCATAGTCCAACGCGCTTTTAATTTACGAGTTTTAGCTGTAACTGAATTGGTTCCAATTTCAAAACCCATTTCTTTAGTATCTGTACCAAGAAATTCACCATCAGCAGTAGTCATTGAACCACTAAATGATTTAAAAATTACATTAGCTAACGCTTCGCCATCAGCAAAAACTCTTGTGATAGTTGTTACAGATGATGAATATGGATCGGTATCATCAACATCAGCTGAAGTTGCAAATGTTCCAGAAACAAGTTTAACTAAAATAGCATTATCTTCTGAATGAACAACTTTACCAACACCAGAAACATCACCTGAAATATCATCATCAGGTGAAAAACCACTAGAGTCAGCAACTACTAAAATTTCATATTCTGCATCAACTGCATCAGCACCATCACCTTGGTAAAGTGATTTTAAACTAAAAATCATTCCAGTTGGACCGGTCATTGGTTGAACACCAAAAATTTCATTACCAATTAAGGCTGGCATAACTCTACGAACCATAGGAATTAAAATAGGTGTATAATTACCAATAGCTGAAGAACTTGAAGCTTCTTGTAATTCGGTTTGTTCTAAAATTTCAAGTTGTGTAGCTAAAATTTTGTGTTGACTTACAGGTACTTTAGGCATTCCATCAATAACTTTTTCCCATTTTCCTGTTCCTTCAATAACAGGTGACCATTTTTCAATAAGTTCATCTGTTGATTCAGGTAAAATAACTTTTTTATCAGACATTTTTTATCTCCTTTATAATTAAACTAGATATTTATCGATGGAACTTTTCTTTTGTTCCTTTAAATCATCTAGATCTAAATTTTCTTCTTCTTCTTCTTTAATATCTTTAATTTTCCCCATCACAATTTTAACTTTACGTTCAAAATCTTCAATATCAGAATATTCTAAACCTTCTAATAAAGTATGTACTTCTTCAATTTTAGATTCTGCTAAATCTGTAGTTAATTTTTGAAAACTAATTGCTTTTTCGTATTCAAAATTTTGTTTCTTAGCTTCAATAATTTCTTCAATTGAATTATTTAATTTTTCATTTACTTCTTTAATTTCTTCTTCTAATTCTTTAACTCTATCAATTTCAGATTCCGGAATTTCTAAACCAATTTCTGCAAAAACTCCTTTAGCTGCTTCAATAATTTTAGTTGCTGCTTCAACTTTTGTTTTAGCTTCTAAAGCAACTTCATTTTCCTTTAGATATTCATCAGTTGCATATTCAATATATTTATCTAAAGATTCAATTAAAGAATCTTTGAATTCTGTCATTTCTTTTGCTGAATCTTCTTCAAGTTCTTTTTCTTTAGTAATAATTAATTCTTGAACCTTTTCATTAACCATTACTTCAAATTCGGAACGAAGATCAGCTATTAATTCCTCGGAAATAACATCTTCTCCAAGTTTAGCTTTAATAGCTTCTAATAATTTTTCCATTAATCTTTCTCCTTTGATGTTTCTCAATAATAAAACATTTATTATTATTTATCAATTCATATTTTTAGTGATTTTAAATAATCTTTAAAAATACATTTTAATGCTTCATTTAAATCTTCTTTTGATGCTTCTTTAATTAACTTACTATATTTATCTAATTTAATTTTTACATCTTTTTTCTCAATAATTCCAGATTCAGTTAATTCATATTCAGCACCTTCTAAAATACCTTGAATAAAAGCATTTGGTGCTGAAGGATCACCAACAATATCTCCTAATGAAATTAAATATAAATTTTCAACAAGAGTTCCTGTTTTTTCAGTTTTAACACTACCTAATCCTCTAGATGAAATACCTAATTTAACATTTCCTTCTAAAAGATTTTGAACAATTTTTCCACATGGTGTATCTAAAACTTCAGCTTTAGTAATAAAATTAGAACCATCTTCTTTAACTTCTATAAACTTATGAGAAACTCTATCTAAATTTATTGAAGAAACATTAGAATCAGGATGATTTAACTCACCAACAGCTCGATCTTCTTTCATATAATCTTTTATATGTTTATTTATTGCTTCAGATAATACTTTTTTTGGATATGTACGTTTATTTTTATTTTGAATATCTGATTGTAATGTGACACCACTTATTGTCCATTTTTTTTGATTTGTTGCTTCATCTAAAATTGATTCAGTAATTATATCTGTACTTAATTCTCTTATAATTTTCATTCTTCATCTCCAGTTCCCTCTTTTTCTTCTTCTTTAGAAGGATTTAATCTAGTTTGGATACTTTGATTTAATTCGTTTTTAAATTCTTTTGAAAAATCTACCGGTTTATTTTCATTTGCATATTTTAATAAATCAGCTTTTGACATTATATATCTCCTCTATTTTAATATTCGTCTTCAGAAGGTTCTTCATTAGAACCTTCTTCTTCAATATTTTTTTGTTCTTCTTCAATTTCTTCATCAGTTAATTTAAAAACATTTTTCATTACATATTGTTTTGAAAAATATGTTCCTATATATGTTTCTAAAGAATCTGCTAATTCTATTCTATTTTTAAATATTTCAGAATTCTTTACTTCACTAAAATATGAATCTGAATTCCAAATAAAATTTATATATTCTTTATATTTATTCCATTCTTCTATTGTAATAATATTTTTTAAAATAATTTGTTTTTTTAATATATCATATATTAATAAACTAAATTTATTTCTTAATTTATTAATAAATTTTGAAAATCTAACTTCATCTCTAGATAATTCACCATTCATATTACCAAATGCCATTAATGAACCACCTTCTGAATCAAATCTAGAATAAGGAACACCTAAAGATTTAATTAATTTTTTTCTAAAATATTCAATATCATCAATTTCACCAAGTTGAGAATTTTTAGTAAAAACACCAACAGATAAAGCAAAAGTATGATAATTATGATATTCTTCATCAGAATCAATTGTTAAGGTTCCAACTTCAATTTCATCATTTAAATATTCTATTTTAATAATTCTATGATTAAAATTTGATTCTGATTTTCTAAAATCTGACCATTTTTTATATCCAAATTGAGAAACAATATTTGTTAACATTGTAGGTGAAAAACCTAAATCAATGTGCCAATTTGGCACATTTTTATTATAATTTAATCTAAATAATAATTGCATCATTAACTTATCATCATTTAAATCATTACAAATATCATTACAAGTTTTTTCATGAGAAGTTTTATTTTGAATTAAATCAATTATAAATTTAATATGTTCTATATGATATTCTATTTTTTGATTTTCTTGATGTCGTTGTTTATATTGACGACAATATTCTTCATCACTAAATCTTTCATTGATTAATTTTTTTGTTAATTCACTTCTTATTTGTCTTTTTTCATCTGTCCATCCTAAACTTTGTTGTTCACAAATCCAATCACGATATTCATCATCTTCTTCCATTCTTTTTAATTTATTTTTAGCACCAATATCTCTATTAGCAATACATTTTTTTCTATGTTTTTCTTTAGCTTCACCTTCTAAATTTTCATAAAATTCAATTAATTTTTTTCTTCTTTTATTTATTAAAATAACTCTTTCACTTTCTGTCATATTATTCCAGAAATTTTTTGAATTTTCACTTATAATAGAAATTCTTCTATTATATTCATCTTTATCAAATTCTTTAATATATGTCCATTTTTCGGCTGCAGCTTTAGTTCCAAGTGTAGCCCAATGTTTGAAATTATCACTATGATATTTTCTATGATCATTCCAACTCATATATGTTAAATTATTTGGGTCATTATTATGTTTATTAAAATCTTTATGATGAATAACTTCATATTTTTTATTAGAATAATTATTATCATAAATATTATATTTCACTTCTTTATCTTTTAAAAATTTACTTATTTGTCTATGAGTAAAATACCATTTTTTATCTTCATTATCAAAAATTTGCTCATAAGATAATTTATTTTTTGCTATTTCCTTTTTTCGTCTATAAAGGGGAATTAAACTTTCATTTTCTTCTAATTCATCAGCTCTTTTAAAACCCTCATTATATATAGGAAATTTATGATCTGGTGTACAAATAATTTCTTCACCATTATCTAAAGTTAATTTCATAACTTTAGCTTTCTTTTGAGTTACACCAGCCCAAGAAATTTTTCCTGGAAGTATTTTCCCAGTAATTGGATGACAAGAATAAGTCCATAATTCTTTATTTTCTTTCATTTCACTTTCAATATCAACAATACTTAATTCTCTTCCATCTAAAAGTGAAATTTTTGTATCCATTGATAAACAGCCACCAGGTAATGTATCAATTTTTGTTCCTCTACTACCTGAACTTGATTCAGAACTCGGTAACCAAAAATCTTCAGTCATAGTCATCGTATTTTTCTTTTCAGAAACTTCACCAGTAGCTGAATCATATATAATCTTATTTTTAAATTTTGACATTAATTTAGCTATATATGCTTCAGCTTTAGTTTTATTCATTTGACCAATATCAACATAAAATACTCTTCTTTCAGGTGCACGAGTAATTCTATATATTACTGCAGCATCTTCTAACATTTTAAGTTGATTAAAAGGTTTTATTGATTTATGAATATAACTTAAATACATCTTTTTATCAGCAGATGTAAGACCAGAAGGACAAAAAGATATATGTTCTGGTGGTATCTTTAATACAATATTTTTTTTAACATCTTTATATAAATACCAATATTTTTCATTTTCTTTAATTTTATTTAAAGAAAATGGTGATAATATATTTATTTTTTGAATCCCATCTTTTGGTTTTGATAAATCAATAACATTATGAACATACATGCGTCCATCTTCATACCATTGTCTAAAATATTCATCTGCTTTTTTATTAAATTCAAACATTGAAATAATATGTTTAAATTCTTCAATAATAATATCTTTAATTTTTTCTGATATTTCATCTGTTTCAATATTTATAGATAAAACATTTTCATTATTTTCTAAAACTACTGCTTCATTAACAATTTCTTGTATAGCAATATCAATTTCTGGATAAGTTGATAAATCTCTATAATTCAAAATTAATTTTTTAATATCTTCAGAAGTATTATCAAAATTTATTGTTGATTGAATTGAACCATAACCAAGTGTATTTGTATTAATAATTTGAACTTCTGGTTCATCTTCTTTAGAAGGAATATTTATTGAATTAGGAACTTGTTCTTGTTCTTGTTCAATTTGTTTTTTATTAAAAACTGATTTTATAGTATCATAAAAACTCATTATTTACCTTTTTTTCTTTGTTGTTTTATTTTATTTTCAATATCTTTATAAGTCTGTGACATAGACTTCTTTTTAAATTTTGGTAAAATATTTTTTACTATTTCTAATTGATCATCTTCATCTGTAAATATTTTAATATTGGATTTAATATGTGATACTAAATATTTTCTAATTGCTAATTTAGCATAAGCTTCTGGAATTTTAGCTTTTTTCCAAGCTTTCACTATATCTCTATATTTTATTCTATTACCTTTAGTTCGAATATTTTTAATAAATTGTATTCGATACGTCCATGGAATAAAATGAATATTAATTCCTAAAATATATTTTCCATGAGGAATATCTAATAAAATTATTAAAGGTAATTGATCCCAAACATCTAAAACCGATTTATATTTAGCATCATAAAAATATAGGAATAAATCTCCCATATGGAGTCTTGTTCCTGGTCTAACTGATTCATGATCTTCAGTAGTAACTTTATCAATTAAATAATTGACTTCTTTTGGTAATTTTTTTGCCATTATATATATATTTATCTTATTAGTTAATTTTTATAAATCTTTTTCTGAAAGAACAATAAATTCCCAACCATGTTTTTTTGAAAATTCAGTTGCGGCTTCCCATTTACATTGATTAGTAATATAAGTTAACATAGAACTTTTATAATTATTAGTTTTTCTTTTTGGAATTTTAGGTTTATATTTTTCTGATGATGTTTTTATTTCAATTAACTTTATTTTTATATCACCATTTTTATCTTTATATTTTATAATTAAATCAACATAATAATTTCTTATTTTATTTTTAACTTTATCAAAATAAGGAACAACTATTTTTTCAGAAGCAATAGAAATAACTGATGGTGATTTATCAAAATAATTAAACCATTTTCTTTCCAATCCAGATCTATATATAATTTTATCTTGTAACCATTTTTCTGGATGTTTTGGAACAAATATTCCTTTTTTTGCTGAACTATATTTACTCACAACAATCTTTATTTTTCTTTTTTACTTTTAAAATAAAATAAATTCTTTCCATTCTATAATAACTATGATTATAATGACGACGATACCATCTACTACAATGATAATTTTTTATTCCACTAAAATATCTTCCTCCAGATTCAATTTTACAAATAGGAATTATACAACAATCATTACAATATTGTTTTTTAACATTTTCATGACAACCAACTAAAATACTAAAAAATAAAATCAAAATAATAATTTTAAAGAATTTTTTCATTTATTTTATATTCAAAACCCTCTTTATTATAAATAGAAATTCTTTCTAAAGCATGTTTAAAAGAATAATTTTTTTTTCTTCTCCAAGTTAAATCATCAGCAATATCAATTAAATAAGCAATACTTTTTGTATGTGTTTTTCTTAAAATTCTACCAATTGATTGTAATGTTTTAATTTTTGATTTAAAAGGTTGAGCAAAAATACAATAATCTAATCCTGGAATATTAATACCTGTTGCAAATACACCTAGTGAAGCAACCACGATAGCATTAGAATCAATACTTGTTAATTTTCTAACATTTTCTCTGATTTCAGATTTAGTAGAACCAGCAACATAATAAATATTTCTATCAGGAATATTTTCTTTTAATCTTTCATATATTAATTTACCATATTTTAAATGTTTAAATAAAATTAGTATATTTTTATTTATCGTTTTTATTATCTTTAATAAAAATTCTAATCTAAGTTCACTATCTACTAAATAAGACATTTCATCAAAATATGTTAACTTATATGCAACTCTTCTACATTCATCTGGATATTTTAAATGAAATATATTAATTTTTAAGTTTGAAAGAGTTTTATTTTTTATCAATTTTTTAGTAGTAGTAAATTGATGTATTTTTCCGAACAATCCTTCTAACTGTATTCTACTTATTTTTTCATCATCAATAGTTCCAGATACTCCAATTTTCATTTGAGCTAAAGAACATTTTTCAATAATTGATTTGATTATCACTGCTTTTTGAGCTGAATGAACTTCATCAACTAAAACACAACCAAAACTTTCAAATATTTTTTTATCTGTGATAGTATTTAATGATTGCCAAGTTGAAATTATTAATTTTTTATTCCATATTTTTTCTTGGCCAGAATATATCGTGGTTATTTCATCTTTTAAACTAATTTTTGTATTTTCATCATATTCAATGAAATCACCTTTCATTTGTTCAACTAAAGAAACAGTAGGTACGATAAGTAATACTTTAGAATTTTTATTTAAATCCAAAAATAATTTAGTAATTACATATAAAATAATAGATTTTCCGCTGGCAGTCGGAGAAAGTATAACCGCTTTCTGTTGTTTAAAAGCTGTTTTTATTCCAAAAGTTTGATAATCTCTTAATTTATATGATATTTTTAATTTTTCAGAAGCATATTTTTCTATCTGTTCTTCTGAAAAATTGATAGAAGTCTTCTTAAAATTTATATTTGTTTTTATATTTAAATCTTTACAAAATGATTTTAGTCTTGGATAAAGACCAATAGGAAGATTACCATTTTTTAAATTTAATAAACGAATTTTACCATCCCAAATACCAGCTTTATATTTTGGGCTCCATTTATAATTTGGAGTATAAAAACTAAAATAATTTGAAATTGTTAATAATTCATCATAATCACCATCTAATTGCACAAAAGATTCATTAATTTTATTTATTTTTAACATTATACTCCATTTATATATGTTAGATAACTTATTAAATTCTTAATATCAAAAGATAAGTTATTCACTTTTTTAATTGTTCTATCAAGAATATCAACTAAATCACTTAAATTTTGAACTTGTAAATTTAAATTAGAATAATCTTCATCAGCTAAAATATTAAATTGTATTTCTTTTTGGTTTTCCAAAAGACGATCACCATCTTTATAAAAATAATATTTTTTCTTGTAAAGTTGGTTTAATTCTTTTTGTTTTTTATTTAATTTAAGTTTATATTCAAAATACATCTTTAAATATTTACTATGTAATAATGGTATTAAATATAATTTTTTATTTAAATTAGATTCATCAATTAACAAATCATTTTTAATCTCATCTAATAATTTAATCTTCATAAAGAATTAGCTCCTCCAAAAATTAATTTTTTACATTAATTAAAACTTATTATACACTAAAAATAATTTTTTGTTAAATATTACTTAAAAATTTATAATTTTGAAATTTAAAAGTAGTTTCACAAATAAGAGGTTCTGAATCTGAAACTGATAATGTTAAATTAAGATCTGATAAATTATAAGGATATATGTTAGTAAAATCAAAACAAACTAGAGGATTTAATTTACTTGAAAGGATAACTAATGAAGCATCAGCAATTATTGAATTATCAAAATTCATTTTATTGAAATCTCTTAAATCATACAACCAATCATAAATTTCTTTCCATTCAGTAAAATTTTCGGAAATTAAAAATTCAATTGATAAATCATTAAAGGTGATTGAATCACCTGGTCGTTCAATTTGTCTTATAGGTGTTGGATGATTAACTATTCCTAATTGCATTCCAGGAATATTTATTCCATTAATCATAAGTTCTAATTGATTATTTCTAAATCTTTCACTTGTTAATGTAAATTTAAATCTATGTGATGATGTTAAATTTTTTGGATTAGACACTTTTACTCCTTTACTAAATAAAATAAAAACTTTTTTATATTTATCATTTTTTACAATTATAAATATATATGTTATATTTAATAGAATAAAAAAACTTTTTTACAATTATAAATATATATGTTATATTTATAAAAATATAAATTTAAGATGGTGATACCAACAACTTAATAAGTAGAAAAACCTTCACTCAAAACCTTCGAAGGCTCTTATAATTTGTATTCCATAAAAGGAACATTATAGAGAGATATGGTTCATTTATTAATTCAATGAACGATAGTATTATTTTATTTAAAAAATGTTTATAAATGAAATAATAGAAGAAGGTGCCGCAAGGAGATAGCGGTACAAAAAGAAAATCTTCCTACTATTGATTTAGATATTATCAATAAATTTTTTAGTAATATCTTTTTATCTAAATCAAGTATACCCGTTCTGTTGACTTTTGTCAGGGGATAATCAAAAATAGTCTTTTAGCGTTGGATAAAAGACTGGGGCGTAACGGCAGGCAGTAGGCACCCTTTTGTGAATGGATTTGATTTTCCCTCCTTTTTGTATGAATTTTTCTTTCAATTTTTTCATCATACAAAAGGGGGGGATAGTTCTATCAACTTATTCAAATTGTAATAATAGATATAGAAAGATCAATAGGTAGCAGAAAGATCAATAG